GATATAATAATAAATTATTAAAAGAATTATTTGTAATAAATGAATATAACAATCATAAAAAATATGTAGAAAATTATAGTAAAAATTATATAAAAAAAAATTATAAAACATTAGAAGAATTTAAAGAGAATATAGAAATTGAGAATGATATATGTTTTGTACCAATAAATAAGAAAGTATTAAGTAATAATAAAAATATATCAGATATAACAGTAGAGAGTGAGAATCATAGTTTTATAGGTGGTAATGGTTTTGCAGTAAGTAATTGTGCAATGGGTAAACAAGCATTAGGAATATACATGAGTAATTTTAATAATAGAATAGATACAATGGGAAATATATTAAATTATGCTCAGAAACCATTAGTATTAACAAAATTATCAAAGTATACACACAGTAATGAATTACCATCAGGAACAAATGCGATAGTAGCAATAATGACTCATACAGGATTTAATCAAGAGGATAGTGTAATGATAAATAAAGCATCATTAGATAGAGGATTATTTACAAGTACATATTATAAGGCATTTAGAGATGTCTGTTCAAAAAATCATAGTACAGGAGAAGAAGAAACATTTACAAAACCGGAGAATAGTTTAAATATGAAACCATTTTCATATAATAAATTAGATAATGATGGATTTGTAGAGAAAAATAAATATGTTGATGGAAATGATATAATAATAGGAAAAGTGATGCCAAAAAAACAAATGGGAATTAATATAAATCAAGATTCAAGCACATGTATGAAAGCGAATGATGAAGGATATATAGACATGAATTATTCGAATATAAATAGTGATGGATATAAATTTTGTAAAGTTCGTGTAAGAAAAAATAGAAAACCAGAAATAGGAGATAAATTAGCAAGTAGAAGTGCTCAAAAAGGGACAATAGGAATGATATATAATCAAGAAGATATGCCATTTACAAAGAATGGAATAACACCAGATATTATAATGAATCCACATGCTATACCATCAAGAATGACAATGGCACAATTAATGGAATGTATAATGGGGAAAGCATCATGTCATATAGGTTCAATGGGTGATTCAACACCATTTACAAGTTGTACAGTAGAGAGTATAGCGAAAGTATTAGAATTATCAGGAATGGAAAGATATGGGAATGAGATAATGTATAATGGAAGAACAGGAGAACAAATAAAGACAGAAATATTTATAGGTCCAACATATTATCAAAGATTAAAACATATGGTAACAGATAAATTACATAGTAGAGGTTCAAATGGTCCAATAGTAATGCTAACAAGACAACCATCAGAAGGAAGAGCAAGAAATGGAGGTCTTAGATTAGGAGAGATGGAAAGAGATGCGGTATTATCACATGGAATGAGTAGCTTTCTAAAAGAAAGAATGTTAGATGTATCAGATAATTATAGAGTATTCTTATGTAAAAATTGTGGAATAAATGCTACAGTAAATACAGAAAAAAATATATATAAATGTAGTAATTGTTTAAATACAGTAGATATAGTTCAAGCGAGAATACCATATGCATTTAAATTATTAAGTCAAGAATTATATACAATGAATATAATGTTAAGATTTATATGTAATTAATTATTATAAATATTAAAATATTTATCATAATTAATAAGTGAATTATTTTTATTAATATAAGCATCATCTAATTCTTTTTTTTTATTTTTTAATCTAAAAGAAAAACGTAATCTTTTAATAGCATATCTATATGCATCTAAATTATTATAACCATAATGTTTATTTTCAGTATAATATTCATTAATAATATTATTTTTAAGAGTATTATATTCATTTAAAATATTTTCATATAATAAAAAATTATTAGCAAATTTCCAAGAAGATTTAAAATACATATTATAATTGTGTTCTTTTAAATCTTCTTTATTCATATAAATAAATATATATAATAAATTCTTATAATATTTTATCAATATTATGAAGAGTATCATACCATCCTTGATAAAATAGGAATTCAGAAGTTTCATAATCTAAATAATGTTTAAAAGGTTCATTCCATTTTCTACCCCATGTATTAGAATTGATATAAAAGATATTATTATTTTGAGATAATTTATTAATAATTAAATTATTATTATTAAAAGAATAATGAATATTTTTTTTATTAATTTTATTAAAAGCACCATCATAATATTTAGTATTATTATATTTATAATAAAATTTATCACCACTAATATATGGAATATAAGAACTACAATAACATTTATTAATAAGATCAGAAATATTAGAATAATAAGAGAAAACACATTCTTTTTTATCTAAAATATTATTATATTGTGTAGCAACAATTTTAATATTTAAATTATTAACAGAATGATTTAAATATCTATTAAATAAAATATTATTATTTCTTAATTGAAATTTATTTAAATTATAAAGATCAATTTTAGTACTTTTATTTAAATTAAAAATATTATTCCAAATAAAATCGTGAGAATTTAAATTATTTTCAAATTTATATAATAAGGAACAATAAGAACCACCAGAAGTACCAATTAATTCATCAGAATTAATAATATTATGTTTTTTAATATAACCTAGAATACCTAAACTATAAGGAAGTAATAAACCAGTAGAACCAATATTAAAAATATAGGAGTTTACAAAATTAATAAATAATATAAAAATTAATAAAATAAAATTACGATACATATAATTTTAATAATAAATATATAGTAATTTTTTATATAAAAATAAAAAAGTTATTATTTAGGTTTTTCTTGCCATTTTAATTTATCATTATCAATTTTATCTTTTCTATTGCGAACATAATTAAAAAATTTAGTAGCATTATCAACATTACTAAAAAAAATATTTAATTCTTGTATATTTTTATTTTTTTCTTTATTAATTTTAATAAAATTTAATGATTTAATTTGTTTTTTAAATTTATCACTAATAAAAACAGGAGTATCTAGAAACCATTTATCAAAAATTTTAATATAATTAGTATCATTTAAAATTAATTCTTCAGTAGTATTATTATCAAAAGTAAAATTTAATATATTATTATTAAAAGAAATATTAGTAATATTATTATCTAAATTTTCCATAATAAATCTATATATATAAAATATAATAAATATTTATATAAATTTAATAATATATAAAAAATATTATTGATATTTAGAAATAAGAAATATATCTTTTATATAAATTAAGTAATGTCAATAAATATTGGTAATGCTACAGGGAATAATATAGAATTAACAAAAATAGAAAAAGAAGGGATTGATAATGAATCTGATTTAATATTATTAAAGAATGATGAAAATATAGTTGATAATGACAATATATTTATAAATTATGATAATAAATTTAAAACAGGAATAATAGAAACAAATAGTAAATATAAATATACAATAACATCAAATAATAATGATACAATAGGATTATATGATTCAGAAGAATATATAATACAATTAGATAATGATATAATAAATTTTAAAAATAATTATATAAATAATATAATAACAAAAGATTTTGTAATAAAAAATAATGCAGAAACAGAAATATTAAAGATATCAAATGATACAAATAAAATAATAGTAAAAGATAATTTTGATTTTGATATTGAATTAGATACAAATGAATATAATATAAATAGTAATAATGGTATAAATTTAGTAAAATTTAATAGTAATATAGCATTATTTAATTATACAGTAAAGGTTGATAAAATTCAAGTAAAAGAGATAATACCACATGATAATGAATCTGGTGTGGAGATAAGGTCATTATCAATTGTAGAAAATATATTTGATGATATAAATATAGGTAAAACAACAGAATTAGATAATAAAAAAACACCATTAATAATAAATAAATCAATATTAAATGATACAGAAGAAAATAATATAATAGAAATAAATAAATATAATAATGAAAATATTGATAAGATATTAGTGTTAAATAATAGCGGTTTATTAAGTTTAGGGAAATGTGAAAATATTAATTCAAATAATTTTATAAATATAAATAATTATGATAATGAATATGTATATAGTAATATTGAAACAAATTTAAATTCAAATGTAAATTATATATTTAATTATGATGGAAGTTATTTAGGAGATAGTTTTAATATAAATAAATATGGAAATATATCAATAGGTGATAAAGAAAAGGATAATGCATTATTATATATAAATAGAAATGATGATCGTTTAAATTTAGATGATAGAAATTTACATAATTATAATAAAGATAATGCATTATTAAAATTAAATTTAAATTATGAAGAAAAAAATAATTATTTATGGACAACAGTAGAAGAAAAAAGAAATTATTTTAGAGATATATTTATAAATAGATATTTTGAAGAAAATGATAAACAGAGCAATGATAATTATTTTATAAATTATAAAAATAATTTTAAAAATGTTTATACAAATATAAATAATCAAAATAATACAGATTTAAAAGAATTTTTTTATACAGAAGAGAATGGAGATAAATATTATTTTTTAAATTCAATATTTATAACAACATTATTAGATTATAAATTTACTAGTTTAAATTTAACAATAGATAACAATAAAAATGAATTTTTATCAACAGTTTATGATAAAACACAAACATATAATGTAAAATATGATAAATTAAATTTAAAAAATAATAATAGACAAATAGAATATGATTTTAAAACAGCAACATGGTTAACATCAGATTTAGAAAAAAGATATCGTTCTCATATATTTTTTCCAAATATATTAAATAAAGAATTACCAGATGGTACAATATATAATTTAGAATTAAAATTAGAAAATATAAAAAGTAGTATATTATCACGACAAACAAATCAAGATTTTATAACAAGAATGAGTGATTTAAATAAACCAATAATTTCACCAACACATGAAAGTTTTATATTATATCCAAATATAGAAGCAGGAACAAATGATATAAATTTACCATCAGAAGTAGATATATTTACAGAAAGAATTAAATTAGTAAATTATTTAGCAGAAGAAGATCCATTTATAAATGAATATACAAGTGAAGAAATATTTAATAAATTAAATAGTTCAGAAGAATATATATTTAAAGATTTTACAGTTATTGGTTATACAGATGATAATGAAACACCATCAAAAACAGTATTTGCAATATATATAAGTAAACAAGTTTATGAAAAATTAAATGAATTTAATCAAGTATATATAAATTATAATTCATCTGTAATATCAAAACCAAATTTTATGGAATTATCATCAAATAATGATATATTATCATATATAACATCAGATGGAACAATATTATATGATAAAGACATAAATTTAGATGTATCAAAAGATTATTCAATATATTCAAAAAATAAAAAAGGAAAATTTAGTGAATTAGAAACAAATAAAATAAATAGTTTAGAAGATTCAGATACAATAAGTTTTGAATATAATAATATAGTAAATTTAGGTAAAGTAACATTTAATGAAAATGAAACATATATATTAAAAAATTTAGATACATCAAATATAACAAATGCAACAAATAATTTTATAAATTATAATGATATAGTTTTAAATATAAATAAATTAGATAATATAAAAGAATATAATAAAACATATTTATATTCAAATTTATTAACAGAAATAGAAACAGATTATATATTATATTCAGAATATTATAATAATAATATAATAAATATAGATACACATTTAGATGATTCAATACATCCAAGTATATCAATATATGGTTCAAATCCAACATATATATTAAAATCAAATGATTTAAATAATACATCATATTTAACAAGTTTAATAAATAATAGTTATAAAAATTTATTTAATGGTATTAAAGAAAATAATAAAGATATATTTGAAATAAAATATAATACTAATGATAATTATAAATTAGATTCAAAATCAAATGAATTAAATAGTAAACATATATTACAACATATTGGTAATGATTATAATATAATAACATTAGGAGAAAATTATAATATATGTATAGATAATATTGGTCCTATACCAACAAATAAAAATGATAATAATTTTGGTACAGTATGGATAAATGTAGGAACAACTAGACCATCATTTGGTATAGAGATAAATAATGAACTATTAAAAAATAAAGTAAATGATGTAATATCATTAGAAGATTTAGAAACAATAAAATCAGAATTAGGAATAACACATTTTGATTTTGATAATTTTATAAAAAAAGATGATAATTATTATGTTATATATTCAAATACACATACAGATTTATTAACAAATAATTCATCAAATTCATCATTTAAAATATCATTAGGAATACCATTAAATGATACTAGAATAAATAATACAACAGAAGGATATAAATATAATTTTCCAAAATATTTTAAAGAAGTTATTAAACAAAATTCTGATTATATGTTAAATGTATATGGTAATACAAAAATAATTGGAATTGATGGTGAAACAAATGGATTATCTGTTAAAATAAATGAAAATAAATCATTAATAGATAATAAACATAAAGTTAATTTATCAATTGGAAAAGAAGTAATTGAAGATGAAAATAATAATCGTTTAGATATAGATGGTAATATATATGCAAATAATTTATATTATAAAATATCATCAAATAATATAAATGTAAGTGATATTCCAGAAATAGTTAAAACAGATATTATAAATAATGTATTTCAAAATGAATTATCACAATCATTAATACATACATCAAATATAAATAATAAACAAGATAATGGTTTATTTGATATTAAATTAATACCAAAAATGCCAATAAGTAATTTATTAACACCTGAACCACCATATGTTGAAAAAAGAGTAAGAGATTATAATCAACCATTAGTAAATCAAGTAATAATATCAGATAATAATACTATATATAAAAGACAGTTTCCATCAAATATTGATTATGATTCAAGTATAATAAAAGATGAATATAATGGATATCATTATTATTATTTTAATTCTATAAATAATGAAAATACAACATATAATTTAAAAATAAATGATGGAATAATGTGTGATGTTTTAATAATTGGAGGAGGTGGAGGTGGTGGTTCATTTGAATTAGGTAAATATTGGTTAAATATAGGAAATGAAAGACCATCAGATGATATTAATTTAATAACAGTAAATAATACAGCAGGTAATGTATCATTATTGATAAATCATTTAAGTTCAGATGATATTAGTGAAATAAATTCAGTAAAAATAATAGATAATTGGAGTTCTTATTTAATAGAATTAACAGAAGAAAGTTATATATATTCAAATGGAAATTATTTTAAAACAACATTTGGTGCAGGTGGTGATGGTGGACAACAAATTTTATTAGAATCATTAACAATTGAAAAAGATACATCATTTGATGTAATTATAGGTAAAGGTGGAAATGGTTCAGGATTTGCAGAACATACATCATCAGATAATATAGCAGAAGTTGGTGGTATATCAAAATTTAATAATGTAACAGCAAATTATGGACAAAAAATAAGTAATTTTAGAGGAATAGGTCAAAATGGAAATATAAATATAGGTCAAAAAGCATATAATATATTTAATATAGTTTATGAAAATTTAGGAAGTAATCAAAATAATATAAAATATTTTGCTGGACAAGGTGGTGCATATAATAATTTAGGAGGAATAGGTGGTGGAGGAGTATTAATAGATCCAGATATAAATGATTTAAGTACAATACCAACAGGTGATGCAACATTAATAGGAAGTGGTGGAGGATATAGTCAGAATGGTGGATGGGGTAAAGGAAAAGAAGGAATAGTAATATTAAGATATAAATTTGTAGAAAAACAAGATACATATTTAGAACAATTACCAGTTTCAGAATTAGAAAATACATATTTAGAATATAATTGGCAATTAAATGATTGGGTATTAAATCCTTATGTAGGAAATACTTCTAATTTGTTATCAACAAATATTATAGAAACATCAAATAATTTAGTAAATTCAATAAAAGAAAATACAAATTATATAGATAATTTATATATATTATCATCAAATAATAATGTATATAGTAATATATCAAGTTCTAATTATATAAATAATATAGATAATAAATTTTTATTATTAAATGATAATACATCAAATTATATTAAAAATATTGAATATAATTTAGACAATATAAATGCATCAAATATAACATCAGGAATATTAAATATAAATATGTTACCAAAAATACCTTTTTCAAAATTTTATAATTTAGATTTAAGAACATTATATAGTCCAAGAGTTAATCATAATATAGTAGAAGAAACAGAATATTATAGTAGTAATATAGATTATTCTATATATGATATAAATAATATAAAATATTGTGATTATATTATATTAAATTATAATGATAGCGATATTAATATTTCACAACAAACAAATTATTTATTAGAATTTCAATATGATTGTAAAATAGATATTTTAATAGTAGGTGGAGGTGGAGGTGGGGGTGGAACACAATCTATTAATGCAGGTGGAGGAGGTGGTGGTGGAGTTATATATGTAAAAGATGTAGATATAGAAAGAGGAAAATCATATAATATAAAAGTTGGAAATGGTGGAAATGCAAATAAAGATGGATATGATACAGAAGCGTTTGGTTTAATAGCAAGAGGAGGGAAAAAAGGAAATAGTGATATAGATCCATCGAAAGGAGAAGGTGGTTTAGGAGGGTCAATAAATATATCATCAGGTATAACAGAAGTACAAGGAAAAATAATAACAGCACAACACGGTGCAAATGGTGGTACAAGTTCAAGAGAAAATAATTTTGATAATACATTAGTAAAAGGAAATAATGGTGTAGGAATAAATATATATTATAATGAAGATGATGGTGATATAAATTCGACATATTATTGGGGTGGAGGTGGTGGTGGAACAAGATGGAATAATAATGGAAATACATCAATAAATGCAATAGAAGGTTTAAGATATGGTGAATTACCAATAGGTGGAATAGGTGGAGGAGGTTCAGGTGCATTTAAATATGATAATAGTAGAACAAATGCACCAGAAAATGAAATATCTGATGGTGGTTTAGGATATAATAATGGAGAAACGATATCAATAAATGTAAATGATAATTTATTATTTAAAAAAGGAGGGAATGGTGGTATGGGTACAGGTGGTGGAGGTGGAGGTGGTTTTGATACAATATATGATGATAATATAAGTGGTTCAGGTGGATTAGGTGGAAGTGGGATAGTAATAATAAAATATTATGATATTAATATACCAAGTGAAGGAAATCGTTCAAAAGGATATTTATCATATGATTATGATGCTGATAAATGGAATATGAATTCATTAGATTTAATAAATTTAGATATAAATATAGATGAAGTATATAGTACAATATCAACAACAGATACAGACATAAGAAATTATGTAGATACAAAATTTACAAATGCGGGAGCACCATTAAGTTATATAGTTGTACCTAAATCATTTATAACAAATGGTTCAATAAGTGATTTAACAATAGGTTCAGAAAATATAATTGGTTATATGGGGAAATCATCTAATTATGATACAAGTTTAACACAGACAGAAATAGATGCATTAGTAGATGAGAATGGATTATTATCATTAAGTAGTGATGCATATATAAATGATAGTAATTTATATTACCAACATTTAATAAAAGGTTCAAAATTTAAATTAAATAGTATAACAAATTCAAATATAGCAGATAATACAATAACAGGTGATAAATTATCAGGTCAGATAGAAGGAAGTAAAATAAAGAATGCTACAATAGAATTTTCAGATATAAATGGAATAATAGATGCACCAATAACAATAATAAATACATTAGATAATACAAATTTAAATGCGAATTTAATAACATCTGCAAATGTAGATATAAGTATAATAGATTTTTCAGGAGATAAAAAATTAATAGGAGTAACAAATATAAAATCAGAAAATAATTTAATAAAAATACCAATAAATAATTTTGAAAATATAGAAATAGATATTAATAATATAGATATATCAAGTAATATAAATGGGATAACAAAAATAATATCAGATAATTCAAATATACCATTAACAATATTAAATGATGTAATAATAGATGTTGTAAATATAGAGAATTATGGAACACAAGATTTTAAATTAGATAATATAACATTAAATGGTGATATACCAATAAATTCAATAACAAATATAAATGTACCTATAAAAAATTTAGGTTCAACATCATTAGTAAATACAAATAGTACATTAATATATAATGGTCCATCGGGATTAAAATGGCAATATGAAACTGATGATATAAATAATTTAGTACCTAATTACAATTTAATAGTAAATAATTATTTAAAAAATAAAATTAGAGATTATTATTCAACATTTATATCACCATATATTACATTAAATTCATTAGATACAAGTGGTATAACAATTGATGATACAAAGTATTTAAATATTGATAATATATTATTTTATACATCAGATCCAAATTATTTAGAATGGAATTTTTTATCATATGAAGATGATTATAATATATCAAATACATATGATGTATCAATAGAAACAATAGATGGGATAAATTATTATAAATTTGGAAATTTAAGTTATAATGAATATAAATATTTAGGATTTGAAATAGGAACAATAACATTAACTAATATACCATCAGAACATCCAATAGGATTTTTAATAAATGATTCAAATATATTAGAAGTTATAACACATACAACAACACATGGAACATCAACAATAGATGGTATAGATGTTACTTTTTATAGTGGAAATATAACATTAGAAATTAAACAATATTTTACAAATTTAAGTTATTATTGTAATAATCATGGTTATATGGGTGGAGAGAATAGAATTAAAATAAAATATGAAAATAAAAGTTTAATAAGTATACAGTCAGTAGAAGATAATATAAAACAAGAAATATTAAATATATATAATTTAAATAATATAATAACATTAACACAAAATGATTTAACAATTATAAATATTGAAAATTATAGTCATAATGATTATATAAAAGTAAATAATGTATATTTTTCATTAAAAGATGAATCAAAAATACCACCAAATTATATTAGAAATTTAAATTTATCAGCAGACCAAATAGATACAACAATAGTTGGTTCATTTTTACAAAATGTTAATTTAAATTTTGATAATGCGAAATTAGATCCACAGGTATTAGGTCAAATATCTATATCACCAGATGATATAGATTTTGTACCAGGTTCATTAGATATAGATTTAATAACAAATATACAACCATCAGGATTAAAATGGATAAATATTGGTACAGTTTTACCAACATATGGAAGATTATTACCCACTTTAATAACAGATTTAACAATTTTAACAGACAAATTATTACCATATGGAAATATAACATATTTAACAGATGCGGAATGGGAATCAATAAGTAAACCAGAAAATTTTATTTTAAGTCATATGGATTATGTACAAAAATTAATAGATGGTCAGTTAAATTATTATAGACCAGCAAATGGTTTATTAGATCCTAGATTTGTAGGTTCAATAGTATTAAATCCATCACAACTTGATACGAATGATTTTACTTATATAAATAAGTTAGAAAATGTAATAATAGATACAACAAATAATAGTTTAGATCCAAGAATAATAGGAAATATAAACATAGAACCAAATTCAATTGAAACATTTGGAGATTTATATACACATAAATTAGAAAATGTTGTAATAGATACAACAAATAATTTATTAAATCCAAATATAATAGGAAATTTAACATTAAAAGCGGAACAATTAAATAATAGTGGTTCAATAGGTTCAGTTGTATTATCAGATTTAAGTACAGAATCAATAGATCCATCTTTAATACCAAGTGGTTCAATAGTAATAAATGCATCTAATTTAAAAGTAGGGAATGGTTATAAATTACCAGATACATTAACTTATAATTTTATAGATAATAGTATTGACCCATCATTATTGCCTGATAATATTGAAATAAGTGGTAATATGATAAATACTACAGATTCTGATAAAAAATTAGAAAGTGTATTAATAACAGGAATTATAGATACAAGTAATATAGGTTTAAATGCGATAATTACAAATACAGCATCAATAACATCTGTAAATGGAGATAAAATAAATTCAGTAAACATAGAAACAACAATAGATGCATCAATTATAAATAATGCAACTATTGCAAATACAGCATCAATTAGTTCAGTTAATGGTTCTAAAATATCAGGAACAACATATATTTATGGTCAGGATATAAATCCAGAGATTATAAATGATGCAATTATTAATATAGATAATCAATCAACATCATTATTAAATACATCAACAAATAAATTTTCAGGAGATACAATATTATCAGGAACAATAGATGCATCATTTATAGATAATGCATTAATTACATTAGATGCAAATACAAGTTTTAAATCAGATACGAAATTAACTGGTGATGTTACAATAACAGGAATTGTACCAGCATCTATTATTGATACGCCGGTATCAATAGAAATAGAAGGAGGTAATTTTAATGGTTCAAATATACAAGATGAATCAATTACATCTGAAAAATTAAGCAGTAATTTAAATATTTATGTTGATTCTATTACATTTCCAGATGGTGTTATGTCAGCAATGATTTCAACAGATATATATACTATAAGTGAAACTGATGAAAAATTTTTAACAATAATTAATGGACAACAAAAATTATATACATCAGATTCAATTATTAAATTACCAATAGATAATGATGATGTTAGTTTACCATTATATAAAGATGGAACACAAGTAAAAATATCATCAAAAAATAATTTTATTAGTTTAATAAATGATAAAGCATTAATAAAACTAGATTCTTTAAATAATAATACTTCAATTGAATTAGAATCTTATTATACAAGTGATTATGGTGCTAATAATATAGGAATTAGAAATAATATATCTCAAAGTAATGGTGGAACTGTATTAAAATTATCAAATTCACGATTTTCAATATTAGTTAATTCAGATTCTACTTTAAATGGAGTATCATCATTACAAAATACAATGGAATTTTCAAACACAGCAAATTATTCACATAATGATTTATATGTACCTAAATTGGTTTTTAATGATGGAACGTCAATGACAACAGCAGCAATTAGTTTATTAGATGCGAATAAACAATTAATAATGAACAATTCTGTTTCAGGTTTTACATATGATGATTCATTAGTATCTGGACAAGGTTTTATTCATTGTAATGGATTACATGCAGAATTTGATATAACTGCTTATTCATCTACAACACAGTCTGATAAAAGATTAAAAAAAGAAATTAAAAATATAGAATATAATGATGAAATATTAAAATTAAATCCAGTATCATTTAAATGGAATGATGTAAATAAATCAAATACAAGTAATGTAGGTTTTATTGCTCAAGAATTAGAAGAAATATTACCTAATTTAGTAAAAGATGGTACAGATAGTTATAAATCAGTAAATTATACAGGTTTAATACCATATTTAGTTAAACATATACAAAAATTAGAAAATAGAATAGTAGATTTAGAAAATAAAATAAATAATTAAATTAATTTATTTTTATTATTATTTATATATATTAGATAATATGAAAAATAAAATAAAATATGGTTCAGGATTAAATAATAGTAAAAATAAAACACCACCAAAAAGTAGACAATCACCAAATAGACTAAAGTATACAAGAGAAATATCACCTTTTAGACAACAATTATTAGAAAGAACAAGTTCTCCAAAAAGTAGAGAATCATCTAATAGACTAAAGTATACAAGAGAAATATCACCTGTTAGACAACAATTATTAGAAAGAACAAGTTCTCCAAAAAGTAGAGAATCATCTAATAGACTAAAGTATACAAGAGAAATATCACCAGTTAGACAACAATCACCAGTTAGACAACAATCATTAGTTAGACAACAATCACCAGTTAGACGACTATTAGATAGAAGAGAATCATTATTTAATAGAACAACTTCTCCAAAATTAAGAATACAAAATAAACCAAAAGATATAAATAGAGCACATCATTTATATGCAACAACACCAACTGGTATATCACCTGATATATCAGAATATTTATCAGATGGTTCATTTATAAATGTAGAAATATTACCAGATTATGATACAGGAAAACAATTAAAAACACGAATATTAGAAAATAAAAAAAGAAATAAAAAAAGAGAAAAAAAAATAAATAAAAGAGAAAAAAGAGTAGAAGACTATAGAAAATTACCAATATCAGAAAGAAGAAAATTATTTAGGGTAAAAGATGGTGAAAAAGTGTATGATTATTTAAGAAATAAATATGAAACATCAATTGAATCATCGCCAGAAATAAGTGGAGGGAAAAAAAATAATTTAAAAAAAAAATAAATTTAATATATACTAAATGAATTTAGATTCATTAAATAGTGATATATTTGAATATATATTAGATATATGTACAGATGAAATAGAATATAATATATATATATTTATATTAAATTTTGAAAATATATTAAATAATTATATTAAATTATTAATTGATAAAAATAAATTACAAATAGAACAAATAAGTTGGGATTTAAATAATAATAATTGTTATAATTGGTTTGTATTAATAGATAATGTATGGAGTAATATATATTTAAATAGTATTATAAATATTTTTAATGTATATATTTATGGAAATGTTAAAATAGTATATTTACAAGATAATAATATATTATATTTATCAAAAAAATTATATAATCCAAATTTTTATGATTTATTAAAATTATCAGATTATATAACGAAAAATTATAATATAACTAATGATTTTATTATTAGAGATATAGATTATATATGTGTAAATGATTTTATTAAGGTATATAATAATAATAATATAAATTATTATGTAATTGATTTTGATTGGCAAATTTGGCATTTAGAAAATTTATATGGTACAGAATATTTAAAAAAAAAATATAATTATGATTATAATATACCATTTACAGATATTAAATTAAAACGATGGAAATATAATGTTAAAGAAGTACTAACAAAATTCAAAAAAGATTATTATAATATAGATACTATTAAAAAAAAAATAATAGAATATATATAATTTTTTTATTATATAATAATAGAAAAGATATGAGTATTATAAAAAGTGTATCGAAAAAAATGAAGGGTTATAATTATTTAGCTATATTTTTATTGTTACTTTTAGTAGCATTAATATTATATGGTGTTTTTTATTTAATTGATAAAAAACAAATTGAATTATTTAATACAAAAGTAGTATTAGAAATATATACCGCTCCTTGGTGTGGATTTTGTAAACAATTTGAATCAGGTGATAAAATAAATAAAATAAAACAAAATGTTGGTTCAGAAAATGTAAAACATTATATTGATGGTGATCCAGAATGTGCTAAAAATATGCAAAAATATAATTTAGGTGGTTATCCATCAATAATTTTAACAAGAAATGGTGAAGTTGTTAACAAATATTCTGGACCAAGAGAAGTAGAACCAATATGTTCATTTTATAATTCAAATAAATAAAAAAGTACATTTCTTAATTTATTTTTATTTTTATAAATTAATTTTAAAATTTTAAAATTTTTAATGAAATGTACTATTTT